AGTACATTGAGTCGCGAACTCAGCGTCTTGTTGTGATATAAACATATCCAGTTCCTTCAGCACTTTATATACAGTAGTAGGGTCTGCTTGCGTTTCGCACCTATCTAAGGCAGCCATTAACTTACCCACATCAGAAGCCGAGAAAGTAGGCTCTTGTCCATTCATTACCCTAATAGTCTCAGCTTGTAGCTTCTGTTTGATAATCGTAGGCGAAGCGTGGAAGTTCAAACGCTTGTCCTCCCAATCGTACTTCTTTACCCACTCACCAATAGTAGCAGGGCGAACCCCGTATAGTTCCGCCACTTCTGCTTGGGTAACCTCAATATTTTCAATGTAATATTGCTCAGCCTTAATACGTGTTTGTTCTTTTGTTTTTGCCATTTTTTTTGTTGCAAAATTCCTACAAATAAGGAAATTAGAAAACAAGTTGTTCAGTCCTTGAACAACTTTGTCCAACCCTTGAACAGTTTTGTCCAACCCTTAAACAACTATTTGCACACTCGACAGAAGCTCACGAATTTTGCCCCGAAAATGATTAACAAAAAATGAAAGCCTATGCCTAAATTTATATTGAATGATGAAGCAGTGGTCAATTCTTACGGCTTTAGAATCCTAACTGCAGGAATTGACCTAACACGCTTCAAACTCAACCCAGTAATGCTTGATGGGCACATTCAGAGCAATCAGAATGTTATAGGAAGTTGGAAAGACATCACCCTTGAAGGGGGTAAATTGCTCGCTGAACCTATATTTGATATGGAGGACGACAATGCGAAGCTTATAGCGGGCAAGGTGGAGCGGGGTGTCATCAAAGGGGCAAGTATGGGAATAATGTTTTCTAAGAAAGATTTAGCCAATGAAAATGGCGAAATGGTGCTTAAAAACTGCTCTCTCTTCGAGGTGTCTATTGTAGCTGTACCCAGCAATGCCAACGCTTTGCGCTTGCAAATGGATGGAAAAGAACTTACAGAGAACGATATTAAAGAGCTATGCCTATCATTGACAGATAAAACAATTAACACAGATAACAATATGAAGATACAACTTACACAATTAGCCTTAGTAGCCTTGGGTATGAGTGCCAGCACTAAGGAGTTATCGGCAGACGAAATAGAATCTGCTATTTTGGCACTTTCTAAAACACGAGACGAACTGAAAGAAAAACTTACCCTTTCAGAAGAACAGCTTAGTGCTTTTGTAGCCAAAGAGAAAGCACAAAAAGCTGCCCTTACTACTCAAATGCTTGATGAGGCAGTGAAAAGCGGTAAAATCACTGCCGACAAACGACAAACCTTTGCTGATTTGGCAGCTAAAGACTTTGAGTTAGCAAAAGCTACTTTAGAAGCTTTGCCTTCTAAAAAGAACTTTAGCATGGGAGTAACCACACCCGCAGGAACCACTGGAGTAACTACTATGGATGATTTTCAAAAACTCTCCTTAGATGAGAAGTTGGATTTCAAAAACAGCAACCCTGAAGCCTACCAAAAATTGGTTGCTTCTATTTAACTCCGTAACACAGGAAGCGTTTAAATAATATTTAAAAACCTTTTAAAAACAGAATTAACTATGGCAATGA